CTCCGGGCGAACTTGTCGCCGTTAGCCAGCTAGGCTAACCCATCGGCATTTCGACTTGAAGCTGCCGCGCTTCGTACTGGAACGAAAATCCAATCCTTCTGCGTTTCCTTCTAGGTAACGTAGAGGATCAGACTGGACTTCTTCGGTCAGGCAGTAGTCTGCCGAGAAGCCTGGTTTCGCTCGAGTAACGTCTTCGCTACATAATTGCAGTCCCGACTCCACTCCGCGAAAGGAATACTCTCGTATCCTTTCATACGGCAGTGAATAAGGTAAACCGCAAAAGCTGCAGCTAATGACGTCTGCGTCACCGCTTGGGCTTTCACATCCCAATCGACATTCGCAGTAAGACTGTGATGTATCACGGAGAGACGAGTCTCTGCCGTGAATATGTTCACTTCTTTCTGCAGAAAAAGAGGAATTTCGACGACTTGCGTCGTACGAGCATCCACTTTGTCGAGAGGTAGTGTGATTTGCCCATTTGTTGAGGCAAGCGAGTTCGTCTCCATCGATATTATCCTTTCTTTTGAGTGGATAGTATTGTAGTCTCTTCTGCTCCCAGCAGTGCAGATCTCCGTTATAGCGGAGAGAAGTACTCTGAAAGAAGCTGTAGAAGACCACTCCAGGGCCTAATACATGGCTTACTGGGATGGAGCGTCTCACAACTCGAGAGACCATATCCCGTATTACTTGAGCCACATGCCACATTCCCTTCATGTAGAAGAGATTTGCGGTAGCGACCCAAGACATTACGGTTTCTGGTCCCCAGCTGCGTGAGTCATCATGGGGTACTTGACGGGCATAAACCGGATTAACGGCTACACCTTTAAAGTAATCCCCACCACAAGATTCGCGGAAGTTTCCTTCCTTGAACGACTTGTTGATGTTTACCTTTAGAGCGAAGCTTTCAAGGTAACTCACGACGGCGTCCGTGTAATCTACGGGAACAATTATGTCGTCCCCGTATATATCTATCATAGCGCTATAACGCTCGATAGACGAACTACTCGGATGTCTACCATCTTGGTAGTGCATCGCTACCTGCACAAGGGTGTAAAACACCATTGCCTCAACGGGAAAGCATAAAGCTGAACCCATTGAAGCATACTTGGACAGAATAACGTTCCTACCATCTGGTAACGTGGCATGTAATGAACGTGCATCCTCGAGATACTCGAGAAGCCCTGAGGTCTTAAAGATTCTCTGAACTAAGTGCAAGTGCACTCTGTCAGAAGCATCTTTCAGGTCCAGCGTTGCTGTACGTTTATCAATACTACCACGGTGTGCGAGTTTCTGATTAACATCTTGACGCGTAAAGCGTATAGAATGTTTAGTCAGGCGATGTTCCTCCAGCACTTTATACACATGGTCTTTTAGAGACTGTTGTATATATTGCACATGGGATGGTTCAATCGCAATAACTCGAGGTGCTGTCTGCGTCTTCGGGACAAAAACGACTCGAACGGACTCTTCGTCCTTCAAGTCAAGATGTTTAAGTCCTAATTCGTCAGACTGTCCTCTCCCCGTATCTAATCCGAACGCAGCGGCTAACCCATAGTTAGGGAAAGCATGCAAATCGGAGGGGTAGAGGAGCTCGGAGCGCTGGTTCCACTTACGGATTCGGTTTCTCCCATTTGGGAGCAACCTATCTGCAGTGAACCCAGGCCCGTGATGACAAATAAGATCGAGGCCATCAATCTCAGGAAAAACCTGAGACCAGATGATACCGGAAATCTTATCAAGGAGAATATCCTTTCTCTCAACGTGAGAGGTCATCCCGCGGAGCTCACCTTCTACGTCGATGAAGTGCTGAATGGCATCCCTATTAACTTCGGGAAGACATTCCATCTTAGGCTTCTTGAAGAAGCGGCAGATTTGTCGCAGAAACTTCACAGCCTCTGGACAAGCGTCATCGAGTAGTTCACCACTCGAAGAGAACACACACTTGAGCAAACCTCCTAGAAAATGGGGGAGAGCTCCGTGCCGACGAAATGATGTCGGACACGTGAAGTGCCCACTCTCAAGCCCTCTTTCGAGGGCATCAGAGAGAGTGGGGAGGGTGATCGTTAGAAACGAAAACCCTTCGTGTTCACAACGACGTCGTATCACTACGATGTCGCGTTCTACGGACAAGTCTAGGTCCATCTCTGCTTGACGCAGGATGGCCTCGACGAGCATGGTCGGTCTTTTCACTGTAACCTCCATTTAGATGGGGGAAACAGGACCGTCTAGGCTTAGCTCCACGATGGGGACTATCTCTCGGGAATCAGCGGAGTATCCGCCGATAACTTCTTCAATTTACGCCGAAGAAGCCGAGTGGAGAGATTCTTGATGATCTGAAGAAAAATATAGTAACAACTATTCTTCAGGATCTTCATCAGAATTCTCCGCCGAGCACCTTGTTGTAGTTGGCCGAAGTCAACCACGTCTTGAGTGCATCGATCAGATAGCCGATCTCGACATCCGAATAAGCGCCAAGTTTAGGTTCGTCAACGACGAAGTAAACACTGACGCCCAGGTCCTTATTAAGGCCCGAAATCGGATCTGCCGCAACCTTATGTTGCGACAGGCGTACTTCACGACGAAACCTCGATGCAGTAGTATTCTGCTTCGTGGTCATAGTCGTGATACCATCGGCGGAAGTATACGTATTCGTCGTTGGACCAACACTGGTCCGCGGAAGAGACGTAGCAACCGCATTGATGGTAACGCTTTGAGGATCTGCAAGCACTAGAAGCTCCTATTATTTTACGCTTTACTCACATGCAACCCGCATGCTAGGTAGTGCGTAGACTATAATTTGGACAAGCCTAGTGCCCCCATTATAGCTAGCTGGGTACCATTCAAAGTATTAGGATTGGTACCCCAACCAAAGGGATCACCACGAAGTCTGCTCTTAGAAGAGCTTTCGATATTCGTGGTGACGGATATGGGAACTAAATCATCGTCTAAGTCATATAGAGTAGCGTTGTTCGTATGAACATACGTTTTCCCTATATGCCTCATAACGTAGAAATGGTTCGCGGCTAACTTATCGGCTACTCCAGTATCGAGATTTGCAAGCAAATCCCCTGTATTGGAGAACCAGTCAGCCATCCATGTCCAAGGAAGGGCGTTCCACACGAATTGAGGAGAAGGATACAGACCAAAAAGTCTGCGTCCAACCGACGTTCCGAGTGTTACATCCTTCGGTCCAGGTGGCAACCAGAACTTGAACTGAGCAGTAGCCCAGATCTTGTCAAATGTTGTCACCATCCTCTTCCAGTTCCGGCGTCTATAGAAATAATCTACAAAGCCGGGCTGCATAT